CACCTGTAGAACCATTTATTGTTGTTGCCATTATTTAACTCCATATATTTCTGCTGAACCAGCATCAAAAGTTTGTCCTTCCATTGCTATAGTTATAGCACCACTTGTTACTGCTCTGTAATTAGTACCTAAATTATAATAACCACCTGTTGTTGGTATATTATCAAATGTGCCTGAACCAGATGTAGTTGCTGTTGATTGCAACCAAGTTTGATTAAAAACATTAGTTCTTAAATCAAATCTAAACCATGCCCATGTACCTGAAGCTGCTGGAACTGCACCACTTGTATTTATAACTGCATCACCATTAAGTCCTACTTGAAAATCAGCAGAACCTCCAGAGCTTACATTGTCAGTAACAATCCAAATTTGGTCATATAAACTAAAATTTTGAGCAGCTAAAGATTGGGTTGTTCCACTTGTAGTTGTTAATGTTCCTAAATGAGTTACTCCACCACCAGCTGGTGTTGCCCAAGCATTATCACCTCTTAAAAATGTAGTTGCACTTGCTGTGCCTGTAGCCGTTAAATCAGCTAACACAATAACATTATCTTGTACTAAACTAACTCCGGTAGAGCCATTAACTGTAACTGCCATTTCTTTCTCCTAAATTATATTGATACTAACCAAGAACTACCTGATGGTATCGTAACTACAATACCTGAATTTATCGTAATTGGTCCTACACTATGTCCATTTGTACCTGTTGTCATTGTGTAATTTGCTGTAATTGTTTGTGTGTTTTCATATATTGCACCACCTGCTGATGCACCACCACCGATTGAACCCCATGCACTATTTGCATAACCTTCAAATTCATCTAACTCAGAATTATATCTAAGCATTCCTTCACCAGGAGAACCTGGTCTTTGAGCTGTTGTGCCTGAAGGTGTAGTAATAGTACCTGTACCACTAAATATTAAGTTGTTAGGAACGACTGCAGTGCCAGCATTAAAAGTAACCTGGTCTCCTACGGCATCACCTAATATAGTATTTCCTGTAGCTTCAAGAGAAGTAAATTTACCTGTGCTCTCTGCTGTATTACCAATAGGACCTGGTGTAGCAAATCTTGCTGTAAAGCCTGCGCCTGAAACTAATCCTGAAGCTGAAAGAGTTGTAAATACACCCGCGCCCGTGTGGTGAGAGTCTGTTACTACAACATTTGTACCATCTTGATATAAAGACATAGAGGTACTAATAGGTACCACAATACCTGTACCAGAGGGAGTTTTTACTGTCACCGCAGTAGTGGAAGCATTATTAACTATATAGTTTTTACCATTTGATAAGAGTGGAACTATTAAATTTGATGAACCCCCAGAACTTCCAGTAAGATTTAGTCTTAGGTGACGGGCAGTTTGCGAGGCGTTGGATGAAGTGCTCCATGTAAGCGTAGTATCTGTACCCGTAACTGCTTGAGTGACAGTGCCTACAATTGCTTCTTCTAGAGCCGTACCTAGATTGGTATTAGTGGTTGTACCCCAAGTACCGTCCTGTTCGCCGGTTCCTATAAGTTCAATCGATAAATTTGAATATGTTGACATAGTTTATTCCTTATCCTGTAACTATCTCTGTCCAATTAGGGACTTGAGTAGTATCTATTATAACCCAATTAGGGCTGTTAATGGTAGGGGCATACCCTGCTAGTGTTAATGCGCCAGAGGCGGGCCTTCTTACTTCTCCTATTAATTCTGTTGGAGCATAACCTTGTAAAGCTAATGCTCCTGAGCTGGGTTGTACTACTAGCCCTTCAGTTCTAACTGCTACAATCCCTGCTAGTGTTAGCGCTCCTACACCCGGAGTTATTACTGTACTACCAACTACACTAGGTGCATGTCCTGTTAAGACTGCTGCTCCTACACCCGGAGTTTTAAACACATTATTTTGTTGTATTACTTGAGGAGCTATTCCTGCTAGTGTTATTGCTCCTGCGGGTGCTGCTGCTACTATTCCATCTATTAAGACCGGTACTGCTCCAGCTAGTGTTACTGTGCCTACACCAGGTGTCAGCCTTTTGTCTTCTATTACGGTTGGTGCAAATCCTGCTAAAGCTAAAGCTCCTACACTAGGAGTGACAGCTTGTCCTCTTACTAAACTTGGTGCAAAACCTGCTAAAGCTAAAGCTCCAACACCTGGAGTTATAATTGCACCTGTTGATACTGATGGAGCTATACCCGCTAAGGTTAAAGCACCTACGCCAGGCGTAATCTCAATTTCAGTCATGCCCCAAGGGCCTGAACTCCAGGTACTGCGTCCCCAGCCGGTAGCCATAACTAGCCCCTTAAGTTAACGTAAATATGCCGGTTGCAGCAGGTAGAACAGTTAATGTATTAGGGCTAGTTACTGTAAACTGTGCACTAGATAACTGACAGAAACATAAAAGTTTCCCAGCAGCTGCTCCAGTTGAGTTACGTAACACCGCATATCTAATATTAGTTAATGACGCACCCGAAGCAGTAAATGCTACTCCAACTGCAGACATTGTAAATTTATATTGTTTAGCTGATGCTCCTACTATCCATTGACCAGTTGCGGGTACTAAATTTTTACCACCGGTTACATAGCCACCTGTAGCTGCAATTTCGTTAGTTACCGAAGTTAAAGCACCGCCGCCGCCATAAGCTGATAATGTAAATGTAGATGCATTACTAGCACTCGTAAATAGCGCCATCTTAAAGACTCCTGCACCTAATGTAATAGTCCCGTTTCCTATATTTTGTTTGGCACTATTGTATAGTTGCCATGCTGTTGCTGCCATGTTAAATCTCCTTAATATCGGCGTATGACGCACCGGTTTCTAAAATATGATGTAATAAACCCCCGTATATTTCTAGCTCAATTTCATCACCCATCATTCTAATAATATCAATAAACTCTTGAGCTTGTGATACCATCCAAGGGTTACAGTTAAATATTTTACCGCCCACGTTTACGGGTACTACTAACTGTCCATCATTTTCATTCTGTTCATATGCGTGATGCTTATCTTCTTCTATACACGAATCACATCCAAATAAATGGAATCGTTTAAATCCTAACATTCTAAATAACGGTATAGCCCTTAATAAAACTGTTGACCCCCCTGGTACTGGGTGCCATGTTTCATATTGTTTAGCTAATATCTCATTAAGGTCATCTGCCTGCGTATGCCATAAATATGTTCTATCTTTAGGTAATCCTTCAAAACATAGGGGATTACACTGTGAAGCTAAAAAATATTTGCAGTCGTCTACGACCGGTTTGGTAAATCTTGCATTAAATTCTCTTGCATCCACCATGACCATAGCAGAAGGAGTTAAACCATTGTCAATACACCATTTATAGGCATTATTAATAGTTATAAGTTTAACACCTTTTTCCCGTAATTTCTTTATTTTTTCAACATGTTGTGGTAGAGACGGACCTCCTCCTACAATCATCACTTCAATCTCATTAGTGCTATGTGGCTGAACCTGTAGATAACCTTGCTTAATATTGTGTTCTACATTTTCTTTAATCTTATCTATATCAGTATTAACCTTACCAATATCAACTATATCTTTCCCATCCATCCACGAGCTTACATAAAACATACATCCACCATCAAGTTCTTTTGACCAATGAATAATACATTTTCTATCTCTAAATTTCTTTAACCACCATTTATAATCGTGTACGCTTAAATGTAACTTATGTCCTACCAAAACTCCCATTGCATCATCAACAGTAGAAATATGAAAAAATACATGTTGTGCTGCTTCTAAACAATTATCTAATACTTTATCTACATGATGAGGTCTAATATGCTCCATCACATCTGTGCAATAACCATACGCTGCTTTAACAGGTAGTGGTTCAGATAAATCTGCTTCTACAAATTTTAATACATGGCTTTGTGTTTTTAACATTGGTACTATATCTGCATCTAAACAATTAGGTGCAAAGTCAACCAGAGTTACATCCATGCTACCAAAAAACGCAAGGTTCAACCCTCCACGTCCTGTACCACATCCTAAATCTAAAACACTCGCCCCTGCTTTAGGTTTAGCTTGAGCTAAAAATTCATGAGATATTTTTTCACCAGGAGACACTTTTCTATACTCTGGCATTTCCCACATCATCTTATATAAATCTTTTTCTAAAGGTCTTACGTTTTCTACTTTTACTTCTGGTGCATCGCTTATTATTCCAGCTTGTCCTGTCATGTTATCCCTTTCTATTCAAATCGAATAAGAGCTTCAGTAGCATTATTGCCTGGAAACTCAATGGTTAATGTTTCATTATTTACTGTTTTATCTCCGCCAAAATCTAAAATAGCTACAGTGTATTGTAAACCATTACCTCCAGTATCTCTATAGATAACGGCTCCTCTTGCTGTAAATGTAGATGCAGCCCAAGAAGTATTTCCAAAATTAACATACCCTACTACTGGGTCAAAAGAAAATCCAGGGGCAGATACAACTAAAGTGTTTCCGCCTGCAGTATACCCTGCTCCTACAACTTCATTGGCGGTATCATAAACTACATCTGTATTACCCGGACTTGCACTTGCTGCTTCAGTATAAAGAGCTATCTTGTATGTTTGAGTAGCACCAAAATTTAACTCCCCTGTTAGTGTTAAATATTTTAGTCCAGTAGTTAATCCTTGTACAATAGTTCCCATTATGCAGGCCCTCTACTACCCTTAACGGGTATTCTAGATTGACCACTTCTGTAAGCATCACGAGTATTTTTACCTTCGCCAAGACTTAATAGTTCTACCATAGCCTCATTATATCGTTTATCTAACATGCCCATTTTCTCTGCGTCTGTCATTAGGTAAGTATTCGCTTCCAACAACGACCCATAAAGTAAAGCGGTTGAGTAATTATCACCCAGCCAAGACTGACCACTAGCGGCAGTAGTAATAGATTCAGGATAAAAAAAGTAATGAAGCTCAGCACCATAACCTGTATCAGGTGTAGGACCGAGTATAAATGTTTCATCATCAAAGACAGCATAGTATTTAGGTTTCCCATAATGTGCGACATCAGTATCAGGGAAAGACTCTCTAATAAAATTAACGTCTTTGTTTAAAAGAAAAGTGTACTCATTTGTTGTATTATCTATAACAGCTAAACTATAAGTAGCTAACCAATCTAATGGTACATTTAAATATTTATTACCAAATGTAATAGTCCCTGTATCATTTCTTCTAAGGTCAGGTAAATTAACAGAGTTAAATATTCTATTCTCTGCTTGAGTAATAAATGTATTTACATCGACTGTAGGGTACGAGTTTTCAGTATACGACTCTATTTGAGCCACTAATTCTGCGTAAGTCATTGCTTATCCTTATACTAGTGGACCGCGAGCTTTAGTGCCTTTAGTAGCTGCACCATTACCACGAGTTTCTACACCGGTTGTTTTAACATTTTTCTCTGGATAGCCAGCAAAATTAGGTACAGGTACATCTTGAGGCTGTGTGTAAATACCATCAAATTTAGGCTTTCTTGTTTCGTTTTCTTTAGACATCTCTTTCTCCTAGGTTATTGTTATTGTAAAAGTTCCCACTACTCCTGGGCTTACTAAATTATTAGGTGTTAATTCGTTAGCTGGAGGTCTTGCTCCGCCTACAGGGTCCCATCCCCATTGTATATCTCTTGACCCTGTTATGTTGTTGTTATTAAAACTTTGGTCAGGTCTAGGATTCCTTACAGCTTGTGGGTCACTTACAGGATACATTCCTTGTAAGTTTTGTGGCTGGTCAGGGTTCCAACATTCTGTACATGCTAGTATATTCGTTTGTGTCGTTCTTACAAATAAACTTTTTAAAGTCTTTAGCTTAAACTGAAATCCACAGACATCACAATCTGCAATAGCGTTCTTATTAGTTGTAAACTTATTGCCCATTATTTACTTCTTTCCTTAGCTCTAGTTTTACCTCGAAGGGCAATGCCATCCATTTTACATTTTTTAACCATTCCACCTTTTTTCATACCTGGGTTTGGAAGCTTTATATTAGTAGGCCCATATATATATTCCTCTTCAGCCATTTCTTCAAGCATTTGTTTCTTAGTTTTTTTAGCAAATTCTGCATCCTCTTTTCTGTTGCGAGCGTCGCGTCGTCCCCCTACTAATCTTTCTTTTCTTGCAGTCCTTGCATCATCAAATGCATCTTGGTTAGCCCTTTGCTTAAGCTGCTTGTTCGTCATCTTTTTACCAGCTCCAGTGCCTTTAAGTTTTTTTACAGCTGCTTCTAAAGCTGCCTTTCCTAATTCGTATTTTTTCTTGAGCCCCATTTTATTTTCCTTTTAAATATTGTCTGTCTTTAATTACTAAACCGCCTTCTTTTAATCCGGGCATTGGATATTTAGCCTCTGCTTCTCGAAAAGCTTTTTGAACTGCTTCAGCCTGTTTCATAGCAGCTTCTTCTGCAGCAGTTTGTTTACCTAATTTTTTAGCACCTTTTTTAAGGCTCTTTTTGCTTAATGCTTTTCCCGCTATTTTAAGAGGGATACTTATTGCTGCTACCATCTTATTTTCCTTTTAAATACTGTCTGTCTACTATTACCATTCCACCTTCTTTGAACTCGTAAGTAAGAGTTCCTCCATAGCCAGTCACATCACCATCATCTCCCCACGGTCCCTGAGCTGCCCATCCTTGTACATAAGGTTCAAAAGTAACATTATCTCCAATAGGAACTCGTGCTGTTGCACGCCCTCCGCCCCCTATTGTACCTTTTTTTCGTCCCCCTCCGCCTTCAAGTTTTAATGAGGATTTTCTTTTTTTCTTTTTATCAGACATAAGAACTTCTTGGTGTTATGGAGAGTGTAGCTTTTTCTCTATCTTCTGTAGATGCGAGTAGCCACTGTTCTTCATATTCTGCTTTTAACATTTGTATTCTTGGTGCTGCTTCTGGTATTTTTATAGATAAGTAATAAGCAAGTCCTGCAACTAAGCAAGGTAGAAATCTAAATGGTACGTGTTGTGTATTTACACCAGTACCTGCATCGTCTAATCTTTTTAAGAACCAATAGACAAAAGTATAACTTGCGTCATTAGGGATAGGCCACATAGTAACTGTTGGAATTTCTGCTTGTCTGTCAAGATAGATTTGTATCGGTCTGCCCGTGTCGTTCTTACTTGGGATAGATGCATAAGTAGGATTTGACACCCTAGTAATAGCTATGTCAGACTGAGTTGTTCCTGTCCCAGTTCTTATGACTTGGCTCATGAGGTCAATGGTCGTTGCGGGCAAATTGTAAGTGGCTGTCCCTGCAACCAACGGTATAGACCCTGTTTCTACAGTCCATAAGTTGATTCCTCGGTTAGCCCATTCAATAGTTAATAAGTTCAAGCTACGTGTAGCTGTTCTTAAATCATATCCTGTTCTTAACTCTGCTCCGCATCTTTCAAATGCTTCTTCAACAAGCAAGTTTAAATCTAAATTAAAGTTATGAGTGTTCGTTGTAGCCATTATTATTTACCTTTAAGATATTGTCTATCTACGATTATCATTCCACCTTCTTTTAATCCTTTTTTGTTATCTTTAAATTTCTTAACATCACTTTTATATTGAGCGTCCATTTTTTTGCTGATATCTTCTTGTCTTTTTTTATAGCTTTTTGCACCCTTTAAAGCCGCTGCACCTATGGATTGCATGGCGTTTATCTCTTTATTAGTAGACCCCCCTTCTTTCATAAAGCCCATTTTTTCACGGACTGGAGTAGGTAATTTACCTAAGCTTTTTTTCTTGTCTTCGGGTACTGCTTTTAACATACCACCTTCTTTCATTTTTTTAGGAAACCCCGCTTGCATATTTTTATATGCCTTAGAAGATACAGTTGATTCACTTTTAGGTCGTGAAGTCCCTGCTTTTTTTCTTGCATTTATATTTGCATATAGTCCTTTACTTGCCATTATTTTTTCCTTTTATTATACGAAGAACATGTTCTTTTTTTAGTAACCGTAGAGGGGCGTGACAATACCTTACTACAACATTTGCTTGGCATTATAATCCCCATTCCACGAGAAGCTCTCATCTATCGACCAAAACTTCCTTGTTTACTAGGTCTTTTAGGTCTTCTAGTAACATTTTTATTTCTAGGTTTAGGTGGTTTTGCTACCATAGAAGTCATAGTAGGACGACCTGGGCCTTTACGCCTCGTACTCGTAGGTTTGTTTTTATTATTAAAAGGATTAGGAGCGTTAGATTTATTTCCAGGTTTTGGAGTTTTACTCTTTGCCTTTAATTTTTTCTTCAGCGTATCCATTTGTTTCTTTTGTTTTTTCTTTAGCTGTACAATTTCTATTGGTGATGTACCGCTTACATATTCTCCTCGAAGTGCCATTTCAATTCCCCTTAAACGTGACGACCGCGTGTGTGGCCTTGTTGAGCAATACCGTCTGCTCGTTTAGATGCATTACCGCGACCTTTAACAGTCCCGCCTTTTTTCATAGCTTTGCCTTTAGCTTTCATTTTAGCTGAAGAGCCGCCGGTTCTTGCTAGCATACCACCTGTTTTCATACCTCTAGATTCATCTCTACGAGATTTCATAGATTGAGATTTAGTAGCTTCTTTGCCTCTTCTCATACCTAATGACTCATCAAGTCTAGAATTAGCGCCTTGTTTAGTAGGTCTTTTAGCTGCTTTACCCATAGCTCTACCTCTAGCATCTGCCATCTTAGCTGGAGAACCTTTTAGTTTACCTGCTGCCATAGCTCTACCTTCTTTATCAGCCATCATACCACCACGTGCATAGCCCACTTTACCGCCAGCTTTTTTGTTTTTAATCTCCCTTACTACGCGTTTCTTTTCATCTCGAAGATTTCTTTTGCCTTTAGTAGTGTATCCTTTTTCAGAATCAACTCTACCTAATTCTTCAAGCTCATTCATACGAGAAGTGTTACCACCTTTTCTCATTTTTTTAACCGTACCACCTTTTTTCATCATAGCGCGACCACGTGCATCCGCCATCATTCTAGGGTCATTAGCATAACGACCAGTCGCCATAGCGCGACCTTCTCTATCTGCCATTCCACCCATGTTCATTTTTTTTACTGCTTTTTTCATGTCTTTCTCCTTAGTGAACTCTCGTCCGATTGATTGTTTAACACCTACTTTCTTAGCAAACTTAGGGTTATTAGCCACCGCCTGCATAAACTTTCCTTGCTTCTTACTTACTACGGGCATCGTTAATTGCCTTCTTATGCTTTTTTGCCTTTCTGTTTGCTACCATTTTTTGAATAGTTTTAGTCTCATAGATTCTAATACCGGTCCAAAGAATAGTGAAGAGTGCAGCTAAGTGAGGGAGCCATGTTAGTAAGGTTCCTACCGCTGTGAATATAGACGCAAAGTCTAATAAGTGTTTCGTCGAATCATCCATGTTTAACATTTCCATCGTTTACGTGCCTGTCTAAGTCTAGAATTAGGGTCTTTAGCAGCTTTAGGAAATTTCTTAGCTTGTCCTGCACTTCTAGCACAAAATGACTTACGTCTCTTTGCATCTTTAGAACCTGCTTTTACTTTCCCTGTTACAGCTGTTTTAAGTTTACTACCTGGGTTTGCTTTCCGATAAGCTTTAACACCTTTCGTTGTCATCCCAGCTCCTGTCTTAGTCTTTCTAAAGTTACCTGACTTTACAGAAGTTTTTATCCCCATTCCTCTTTTTTTTGCTGTTACCATTATACACAATCTCCAAGTGCCTCAAACCAACGCCTAAGTTCTTCTAGGCGTTTCTGTTGTTCGGTTGGTTTGGGTTCTTCATCCATTATTATCCACAGAATAGAGTGTAATCTGTTATGGCAGTAGCAACTACCACACCAAAGTCATTTTGTTGTTGACCTGTCAGAATACCTTGTCCAGGTAATGATAAGAATTGAGTTAGTGTAGCTCCTGCTGGTGTAGTGACATCTAGTACATTGTCAGCTATTCCAGGAGTAACTGTAGTTGGAGTTCCAGGAGTAACTGTATGAGTGTGTCGGTCTATCTTTAAACTTCCCGCTCCAGCTCCACCTAATACATAAAAGCCTTTAACTCTACAACGAGGTAAAGCTAAACTTCCTGTTGTACCTACGGAAAGAGTGCCTGCAGCGGCAGCACTAATTTCAATACTATCTATTCTTGAATAATAGTATACTGAGTTAACAGCACCAGCATTTCCGCCGGTTATTACTTCAGGATAATTAACGCTACTAGGACCATCCACAAGATTACCTACAACAGCTCCATTAATAGTAAATGTGATACCACTATCATTGCCTGCAGAAGTAAACACAAGTCTATATCCTGCGCCTTCTTTAGCGACAACAGGGTTAGTGTTAGTTAATGTTAGAGCTCTAGGAAATACGCCGCCTGTAACAGTTGCTGCAGTTTTAAAAAATGTAGCGGAAGTAGATGGATTAATCGACCAAATATCTGTTTGTTCCATATCTATCTCCTAATTAAGCTAGACGTGTATATCTATATCCTGTAGCACTACCAGGTGTTATACCATCGCCGCCGGTGAATATTAAGCTACATTTAGCTATGTCTTGTGCTGCAGTAATTGTAAGTAATCCAAATGTGGCACCTACAAGTGCACCTAAACCAGAAACTGCTCCGCCTGCACCTAGAGTAAGTGTTACAGTATTAGCTCCGGCTGTGTTATCTACTATAAAAATAAATTCTTGTCCTGCAACAGCAGCTATTCCTGTACTTAAAAGTGCAGCAGTAGGTAATGTAATTGCAACGGCTGCGGCAGAAGTTGATGTAATTTTTCCTGTAGTTAATTGAGCTACGGTAATAGCTGCGGCGGGGGTAACATCGATTGCTACAAATGATGTTGGAATAAATCCGTTAGTTGAGGCAACGGGACCTGAAAAAGTAGTTCTTGACATAATTGTTTCTCCATACAAAGTTAAAGCTTATCAGTCGTGTATGCGTCTGCTGGGGCAGTCTGATAAGCTGGTTTTACCCAGATAATTAATGTTACACGTTTTCATGCCATTATACAACAAAAAAGGGACCGAGGCCCCTTTAAGTTTGTTGTTATTTTATGTACTTATTTTAACAACTATTTGTTCATTACGTACATAGTTACTTCAAAACCAAAACGCATTTCTGTTGCAGCTGGTGTTGTCCACATAATGTTATCTCCTTATTTCTAAATTTCAGCATTGCTGATAGAAGAATTATATCTATTTAATTTATTAGTGCACTACGCATATTCATGAGTTTAATTAAAATCTGGGATTACTAGTGGTTTGCTTACCTCTATATTACGCAGCTCATCTTCAGGTAATTCATTTTTTATGTCTTCACTATAATAAGTATTAGGGTTTTCGTGTTTTTTAGGATTATCTTTAATGTCTTTCATAATTTTATCATAGTAAGACCCACTACCCTCTGCTGGTCTGCTTTCAATTTCTATACCATCTACAACTCCCTCACATTTTTTAGCAAGTGTTGCAAATTGTGGTGGTAGCTTTTTGTTATTATATCTTTTACACATTTTAATTAACTCTAATTGTTGAGCTAATTCCATGTTCTGTTGTATTAAACTTTGAGTATAATCAGTGCAATTACTTCCTAAAAACCAAGTCCATCTAACACCTATTCGTCTATCTGAACCGTCTCCATAGCCATAGTTGTTATTTGATGCACTTCCAGGATAATTATTTGAATGTGAATTATCTCTTTCGTTATAAGATGAATCTACAGAAAATTGTCCTTTGTTACATTGTTGAAACTGACCTTGAAGGTAATCGTTACGACTGTAAGCTATAGAACTATATAATGTTGTTAAGAGTGCTATAGTAGGAGTTACCGGAAATACAGCTAAAAATATAAGTATTTTAACGATTAAGGTCTTTAATATCATAAGAATGTTCTCTAACTTGGTCTGCGAGCACCCTATATAAATCTTCACCCATTCTCATAGAGGCCTCTATTTTTGCTATGTCGGCTTTAACTTCTGCCAGCTCTTTATTTGTAACTTGTTTAGAGTCATTTAGTTTTTCTTTATTACCAGTTAAACTAGTTTCTAATCGTTCAATTCGTGTTGCATTTCTATCAATAGTATCTGTTAATTCCACAATATATTTAATTCCCGTGAAAGTACCCACGACTACTGAGGCCACAACAGGAACCATAACTATATTACTTTTAAAAGCATCAACAATTTTCATGTGTATATTATACCGTAAAAAAGAAAAACCCAGCAGAGAGGAGCTGGGTTTTTCAGGGAGTGGAACTTTCTACAATTTAGAAAGAACCTGGTGAACCCCAAATACCTAGCGGGTCAGACCAGCCAAATGAATAACGCTCACGGGCTTTGTATCGAACATTACCTGTGTCAAAATCGCCATCCATAGATGTAGTTAATGGTGTTCTTTCAAAATGCTTCATACCATTAGGTACATCGGTAGTTAAGAAAAATGCGTTCGCATCGGTTAAAAAGTGATTTACTGAATAACCATCTGGAATTGAACCATTTGTTCTCATTGCATTGATATCGTTATCAGCAGTACCCGGACGAAGCTGAGTATCTAATAAACGAGTTGCAACAAATTGTAGTGCTGGTGGAATAACTAATCTACGAGGTTTAGCCGCGATTAATAGACCACGTTCATCAGTCCAAGCTGCGATTTGAATCACTGCGGCTTCTAGTGCTGCCTCAGATAAATCCACGCCAACTGCTGGTCTGTTTGAGTTTGTACCACCGGCCACCGTAGGGTGATTAACAACAGCAGCTGCAGCGTTAGTACCAAATAATGATACGTTGTCGCCACCTAAGAAAGCACCGTTGAAGCCATTGTTTAAAACATTAGCTGCACGAACTTGCTTAGTATTTGCCATTGAACGAGCAAGAGCTTTAGTATAACGAGCTGAAAGACTATCATATAGATTATCTTCAACTGCTTCTTCAGTCAAACTGAAGCCTAAAGCAATTGTTACGTGGTTGTATCTAGCTGTAAAAGCTTCTTGTGCATTATCATATGCAATAGCTGCTCCCTCAGATTTCAGAGGTGCGGCTGCAAAGCCAGCTAGTTTTGTTTCTTCTTCGAATGAGCGGTCTGAAGATTCAGTTTCGTAAATCTCTTTATGCTCTTCTCCGTAACGCGCATATTCTAAACCGAATAAAGCGTTAAGTCCTGGTAATAGCTCCTTAAGGAGCTGGGCTCTTGAAATTGCCATCTTTAGTTCTCCTTAATTAAATGCCAACACCTGAAGTGTATGCATGTGCTACTGGGTTAAATTTCACAAGTAAATCTGTAAATGCATCACCAACTGTAGATGTAGGTGAATCTACAAAGTCTACAATTTTAAACGCATCTTGATTTACACTAATTGTAGCCGCGTTAACTGCTGTTGTTGAATTACCACTTGTTAAATTTCCTGTTGCTGTTGTTTGAGCAATTATAGAACAACATGAGCCTAAAGCTGCTGCTGCTACTGTTGCATTTGCTTGCACTTGGAAAATTACTGCTGGGTCATCTACAACATAAGCTACTGCGTCTGCTGTTACTGTGCCTGTTGGCCAGTTTTGTCTAAATACTACCTGATTTGAGCCAGGGTCTGTATATGTACATCCTACAAATACTCCTACTGTACCTGCTACAAAAGGTGCTGCTGCTGTTCCAACTGTTAAATTTGCAGTTAAAAAGCCTGTACCTAAAACATTAACCACTGAACCGTAGTAAATGTTAATAGCTGTCGCCGATGCAATAGGATACATTCTAGTAGAACCCGCATATGGGGTACCTCCTAGATGATTTACGGCTCTAAGTCCGTAAGGGGTAGCTGTCGCTGCCATGATATTTCTCCTATTTACTTCCCTTACCAAATTTGGTACTGCCTGTCTCTTGACCTTCAGCAAACTTAGGCATACGAGGGTCATTTTGATTCATATACTGCGCATCAACTGCCTCCGTTTGTTGCCTTGTTGCTTTGTCTACATAAGCTTGACGTTGTTCCATTAATTCAGTGGGAATTTTACATAATAGCACACCACCAACTTCAATACCGTCTTTGTATTGTGAATTAGGGTCTGCCGCTAATTGAATCTCTGGGTGTTCCGAATGTTTTACCGGTTCCCAGCCTTCACGCATTTTTGCAGAAACGTTCATGTTATCAGGTTCATTAAGTAAAGCACTTCTAACCCATCTATAGGACCATCCAGCTTTCTGATTAAATTCTGGTAGCGAACTTGCTGGCTTCCATTCTTTAACCTTACTTTCTCTATTTTCCATTTCTCGGTCAGTTCTTTTTATTGTGTTACTTTCTGTTGCCTTATCCATTTGCGTTCTCCAATTTAAAAATTTCTCTAGCATATTGCTCCGGAGTTAACTTAAGCTTTTTAGCAAAAGCAACTTGTGTTTTTGATAAGCGTACTTTTTTTGGCGCGGTACTACGCGTTGCCGGGGCTACTACATTAGATGGTTTGCGTTGGGCGGGTTTCTCCGGTTCCAACGAGTTTCCCTCAAAGTTCTCAGGGAATCGTTTTTGCATCGTCTCATCAATACGAAGGTAATAATCTGTAGAAGTAGGGTTTATTCCGCTTCTAACTAATCTTTCATGTACTCCTAAAGCTAAAGATGTCATTTCTTCGTCTTTACCAAACCACTGATTTTTTTCCTGCCATTGTGTGGCACGAGAATCAGGTGCTGGAGTTTTTGGTTGTAAGCTTTCTAAGTTCCTTTGTACACTATTTTCATCTTTTTGTCTATCATATTTATATTGAGGTTTAATATTTTGTGCAGAAGAAACTTTATATTGAGCTTCATTCATTGCTGCTTGAGACTCAATAATTTTTTCCGTATCTCCAGAATCATAAGCTTCCCGATAATCTCGTTTAGCTACGGCTAAATCTGAAGTATACTTTTCTTGTAATGTCTTTAAATAATCTTCTTCCCCAGAACTTAATGTAGTTCTAAGTTGTTGATTTTCTCCTAATACTTTTTGTGCGTAAGTAACAGCTTCTTCTCTTTCACGGCTAGCTTCTTCTTTCGCCCGCCTTTCATCATGCCATACTTTTTTAAGTTGGGCCATTCTTTGTTTAACACGTTCAGAATAATCTTCTAATGTATCATTTTCAAGTTGCTCAACCATGTCTTCAGGTAGAGGGTCTTTGCCTCTATCTGCAGCAGGGGTGTCATCCTCTTCCACAACTTCAAATAGTTCCTCCTGCTTTGTTTTTTGAGGAACAACACGTTCAACATCCACAGTAGATTTTTCAGGTTTGCTTTTTGCTTCTTTTTTACCCTCATCTAAATCTACCTCTAATTCTTCGCCTTCCATTGAAACGTCTAACTCATCATCGGGCACTTCATTTATTATTTCAGCCATGCTAATCTCCTATGCGCGTTCGTAGCCACGAGGGTCATCGACCACTGCTTCTACGGTATCGTCGTTTATTATGCGGAATTCTTTTCCGTGAATCTTAATTCTAGTACCTGCGTAAGCACGGGTAATAACGAAGTCTCCTTCTTTACACCACGGGCCTTCTGGAAATCTAGCTTTATCTTTATAAGCTAAATCACCTAACTGCATTACAAATAAACATACAGTTGCTCCTTCTTCAATCTTCTTAACATCAGCAGATTTTACAATACCACCTTCATATGTTTCCTCTGCTTCAGGAACAATACATAAAAGTCGATAGCCTTTAACATCAGGTAGTTGAGTCGCTAGTTTTGCAATAGCTTCATCACCCGATACTTTCTTGCCATCTTTGGTTGTAGTAATTTTAGATTTAATTGGGTCTCCAGATATAGAGACTATTTTTTTGTCTGGGGTAGCAATAGTGGTATTCATTTTTTCACCACGCTGTCCGTTGGAGTAGACTCAAAGTCTTCTTCGCCTTTATCATGAGCTGCCATAGCATCAACAATCAAAGTTTGAATAACCATATATCCACGGATTTCTCCACATGCATGTTGATATGCTTCAAATTTATCAGTTCCCCTACCCATTGCTTCTAGCACTTCTTTGCGTCTTTCCTCTATCTGGGTTGATAGAAGCATTAACGTTTCCTTGACCATTTTTTATTCCTTATCGTTAAGTTTAGTTTCATCCTCTAGTTTTACTTCTTCTATCTTGGTTTCGTCTTTTAACTGTTGTTTATTAATTTCAGTTTCATTACGTAACCTAGATTCTTCAGCACGTAAAGCAAAGTCTTTTTCTTTGTTAATTGCCTCGGCTCCTAATTTAGCACCCTCAAGAACTTCCTTAAGTTGTATTTGTTGTTGTTCCATTTCAGCTTTAGCTCCTATTTGAGCTCCTGCAATTTGAGCAGCAGAATCTAAACGAGCCTGTTGTAAAGCCATATCTCTTTGATAATCTGAAACTAACTTTTCTTTCTCAAATTCTAATTTAGCTTCTTCAAGTAAACTCTTAGCATGTAAATCTGTTTCTTTAGTTTGAGCTTCTTTTTGTTTAATCTCTAACTCAGCTTTTTGCATTTGTATAATAGGGTCTTCTTGTTGTTGTTTAGCTTTTTGTTGTTGTGCTTCTGCTGTATTTTTTTGTAACAATTTTTTAGCACCTGCAGCAGATAATCTTGCAATATCAGTTTCAATATCTGCAGGTAAAACTTCATCTGGTGGAGGAAGAGGTACACCTAGTTGTTCTTCTAATTGTTTTCTATATTCAAAGCCCATATGTTCTGCAATGTGCGCTTCTAAAGCTCCTTGAATAGCAGTAGCTTTAACACTTTGTCCAACCATTTGTCTAACTTTAGGGTCATTCATAAATGCTAAATGTACTTCTAAATGAGCATCGTGGTCTTGTTCTATAAAAGCTTTTATAGGCGTTCCTGTTAATACATTCATATTTTCTGATACTGGGTCTATACGTTTAGCGTCATCATCTGATTTTATTAATTTGTCTATGTTTTTAACACCTAATACTGTTAACATTTGCCTATTAAGTTCTTTTAAATCATATATAGTATGGTTTTTTTGAGCCATCGTTGCAGCGTTAGGGTCAGCTACAGGAATAAGTTGTACCTTATCATAGTCTTCTTGTTTAGCTCCAGGTGTTCCTGTTGAAGGGTCATACTTATAATTAGGGTCTGTATAATCTCTTATTAAAGTTTTAAGTAGACCAAACTCTTTTTTCATTGCATAATATATACGAGCATTAACTGCTGACATTACTTTCAATGTTCTTTCTAATATAGCAAGAGTAGTACCTACTGGAGAATTAGAATTCATATCTCCTACTTTCATATCTGCAGCAGAAGCGAAGCGTCTACCTTCTTCAATAATTTTATCCATTAAAGCTGCAAGCACTTGACTTGGCTCTTTATATGGTAACGGCATTAAGTTATCGCGTAGTGTTCCAGAAGGTGCATCTACATCTCTCCATTCTGCTGGACCGATTGGTGTATCATCGCCTTTGATTCGTAAACCTCTAGCTTTAAATCCACCAGGTAAGTTTGATAGTGTACCTGCATCAACTAACTGACGAAGTAACATAGTTCCTGATTTAGAGAACCCACCAATAAGATGAATTAGTCCAAAGCAATAGAACCCAAATCCTGGGATGTAACCATAATGAACAAAATGCTCACGGCGTTTTTGTTGGCTGTCTTCTTGTTTCCAATTACGGCGAATAGATAATATTTCTTGTGTGCCTTTATCAATTGTAACTATATAAGGTAAAGCAACTCCTGTTTTACCATCATCATCTTCATCTTCATAACCTTCTAAATCAAGGTTAACATTCATTTCTAATATTTTATAACGGTCATCATTAGTAGCATCGAATCCCATTTGTTCTGCAATCTTTTTCTCTACTTCATCTAAGTCGTAGCTAGGTTCTCCTAACTCTACATCTCTATAAAACCCTATGTGTTGTAATGTATGAAGTTCTTGTTCTGTCTTACGCATAACATGAGTTACACGCTCCGCTGTTTCTAAGTTAGATGCACCGTAAGGCACAACCATATCTTCAGCTGGAACAAAGATAGATACTTGGCGTTCGAGAGCTGGGTCATAATAAACTTTTTTAAATGCATTACCTGCTAATCCTAAACCCCATAACATTCTTTCATGCTCAGGTCTATACTCTGGCATTTTGTCCATGAGTTGGTAATTCATATTTTCTTGAACTCGCTGAGCAGCTTCAATACATTCCTCAGTTTCTTTGCCAATAATAGAAGTCTTCACTGGACCTGCAGCCGGGAAAGTTTCCATCATTGTTTCAGCTTGGAATTTGACAAGTGCTTCGGAGAGTAGTGGGTGATAGACAGCGCATGCACCTTCCCACGGTTCAGACCTTTGTTCTATTTTAAGCCCTAATAATTCTAAGCCATCAACATAAGTTTCTAGCCAGTCTTTTCTTGAGTTAACATCATTACTAAAATCTTCTAGTAAGTCCGAAGATAATTCAGTCATATATTTTTCTGACAGCTCTTCAGCTAAGTTAGCATTAAACTCATCTTCAGCCATCGCATCGGGGTCAATAACTATTTCAGTATCCCCAATTCCTATGGTTACACTTTCAGGGTCTTCTATCTCAATCTCAATAGCTTGTTCTTCTTCCGCTAATTCTTCTATTCCTAACGGTGCTGCATATAAACTTTTATCTACGTCTGCCATAATTTTATCCCTTAGCTCTTTTTTTTGCTGCTTGTGATAATTCTTTAAAATGTACTAATTTTTTTGATGTTTTGGTGTGAGCTTTATTTGTGTGTAATGTACCGTCTGACATCTTATGAGTTGAACCTTTGTGCTCTTTTCCGTCTTTTGTATAATGTTTAACGCCTTTCATTATTTACTCCTAATTTTATTTGCAGTCCAGTTATAAATTAGTTTAATCCTGAACCATACCATACTGAGAATATTTTTAATAGCTTTTAATATTTGTTTAATTTTTTTCATAGTGCATATAACCTCTTATTTTTATGTCCCCTAAACATCTGAACGTCTTCTTCTTCGTCTAAAGGTAATCTTATAAATCCACCTTGTCTAAATCTAGCTAATGCTAAAGTTGTAGCATCCACCAAATCATCATTTGCTCCGGCTGGAAAATCATTACATTCTTCTATTAATTCGTGTGCCCATCGTCTATCGGGAGCCCATACTACACCCCCGCTAAACAAATCAGATACTGCATTTACCCGACTTATTTTGTCTTGGCCTTTCCCCGGAGTGAACTCACCCACTGGAATCCCCATTCTTCTAAATTCTTGGTAAAGCGCTGCACCATTGGATTTTTTCTCTACAATAAAAGCATCCGGCTCCCAGTCTTGGTACTCTTCAATACATAACTGCTTAAGTTCTGGAAACTCTAGCCTTTTCTTTATAGCATTTAACAGTATTATAGCGTAGTTATTTGTTTCTTCGTTAAAAAATACGCCCCATGTTGTTAATGCGTTGTAATCAGCCCTAGTATGTGACTCTTGTGCGGCATCGAGCGTCATTATAGTAAATTCACAAGCAGGGGGGTCTTCTTCTTCCCATATATTCCACCATTCTCGCTT